AAAAAATTTATTTATAATAGTGGCTTTTGTTATATTTGGAAACCATCTTAAAAACGGTACTCTAATACCATGTCCTTCTATATTATATGTATTACCTATGTCTAATTTATTAAATACTTCTACACTTGTCCAATGCCAAACATACAATGAATCTTTTAGAATATATACAGTATTATCTGTATCGCTAATACTTTGACTACCTTTTGAATTACTGGATCCGTACGTATGTTTCTCATCAACCGTTATAACTTTTTTAAATTTAGTACCGTATACATATAAAAAATTAAATAACATAATTATAATTACAGTTGCAAATAATAATTGATACGAAATAACAGGTATGTAATATAATATATTGTTTTTATCTATATCATTATTTTTACTCATCTTATACTAAATAATTATATTTAAATTAATTTGTAACCATTTTCTGTGATATATTCTTTAACTGTGTCTACATCAATATCTGCTATTTCTAATATTTTCTTTCCGTATGTTTGTGGATTTTTTGGAAATAATTTTGGTTTATGAGGCCAATGAGAAGTCATTCTAAGTTCATAAAATGCATTTTTCCTTTTATCTAAATCTTTTTCTTTTGCAAGAGACCTAGGTGTCATACAAATATATACTACACAACGATAATTATAATTGTCACTCGCTGTTTTTTGCACAGGATTTCCATAATGTAATGTTCTACTATCCCAGAATACACCATATCCTCTTGGGCATTTTATAGCTACTTCGCGACAACCCTTGTTAATATAGAAATCATACTGTTCTTTACTCTGCAATTTAAACCAATCTTTTTTATCTGTAATGTTAAATTCTTTTTGAAAATCACCATGATATTTATTACTATTTTCTAATATAACTAATGTCGCATCGCCTTCATTCGTATCATAAGCATTTACCCAACCTTGAATACATTCAAAACCATTGCGAGTATAGCTTTGATCAACGTGAAACCACGATTTTGATTCACGCGTAGGTTTATCTAATATATAAATACTAGCACCATCAAAACTCGTAATTAAATCATCGGTTTCCCATATTTTTTTAAATGCTTCTATAACTTTTGGATTTTGTCGCACATTCCAAGCTAGTTTAGAATGCCCTACTTTCCAATGTTGTAGTAACATCTTATGATTTGGAAATAATTCATGTATTTGCTTATATGTGCTTTTATTATTTCTGTCAATTGGTACAGCAAATTTTTTTGTCAAATGTTCTAGCAATTCCCATTTATTATTTATCATTTCATCACACTCGCTACTATCTAGCAGCGGAGCGATAGCTACACCATGTTTTTCAATTGTTTCTTTGATGTTATCGGTATCACAGAGATATTTTTCACACTCGTAAGCAAACGACATGTTATTCCAGTAAAATAACAACAAAAATCAATTTTTATTATAAATAGAAAAATTACTATCATGAGAAAAATGAGGTTTCTCTATTTTTTTTGATGTTTTTATTACACAAATTTCTCTCGCAAGTACCTCTTGTGTTCCCGTTGAGCATTGATAGCGCGAGCATCACTTTCTTTTTTTTTCTCGTTATTCTCCATGAACTTCTCCATGAAACCAGGTACCTTCAACATCTCTTTGAGAATATCATCTCTTGTTGGCTTCAACTTGCGGCATTCTCCTTTGTGAAACACCCGCATCAGCTCCCGATCAACCAAGACTTGTGTGAGCTCGTCGAGCAGCTCCTTGGGTTGCGGATAGACGATCTTCTCGCAAATCTTTTTCTGAACATCAGAGGGCATCTGTTCAAACAACTGCAACATAGTAGTGGTCATACGTGGACAATCTTTATAATCCTTGTAAATAGATCAATTTTTGCAAAAATCAGAACAAATTAGTTCTAGCCCCATGCCGGCACCTACCTTGTGTGTTCTGGAATAAAAATGTCCCGAAAAATACAAAAAATGACTATGGCTGTTTTAGTTTTCTGTTTGTCCAACAACCCAGATACGCAAAGAAGTGAAGAAAACAACCAACCAACCTATCTCAACAATGACCACTGTCGCTGCTGCCGCTCTCTTTAAGGTCCACATCGAGAACATGCCTGAGGCTCTCAACACCAAGAAGGATGTTGACGAGTATTGCAAGCAGTTCTGGAAGGAATACAAGGAGAAGGATAAGGAGGCCAAGGCAGCTGAGAAGGCAGCTAAGGCTGCTAAGGCTGAAAAGCCCAAGCGCAAGAAGGGCTTTGACAAGGATGGCAATCCCAAGGAAAAGCGCCCTCCCTCGGCATACAACATCTTCGTGAAGGAGAAGTATGCCGAGATCAAGGAAGCCAATCCCGAGATGAACAAGACTGAGATTTTCGCAGAAATTGCCAGGATTTGGCAGGAATTGAAGGCTGTCAAAGCTGAGGAAGCCAACAACAACAAAAAAACTGACCCTACTACTCCTGAAATTGAGGAGATTCCGGAAGAGCCTTCTGACGAAGAAGCTCCCAAGAAGAAGCGTGGTCGCAAGCAGAAAAAGCCCGAGACCACCGAAGCTTAGAATGAGTAAAAAATAGATAGTAGTAGTTATGTGTTATTTATGTATATATTTTTTATATTTATTCTATATCTAACGCATCTACCGCTTTTATACGCATTTGTCCAATAATATTCATAATATATATAGAGTATATCGGTGGTGTATTTAAAAGCACATCAGTGACATTATCTAATGTAGGTTTTAATTTTTCATACCCTAATTTTTTTAGTACAACAGTATATATCTTGTGATTTTTGATTTCTTGCAATAGTTCCTCTTTTTGAGGATATGTAATCTTACTGTATACCATATCTTTGATATCATCAGGCATAGCGTTGAAATAATCCATATAGCTCGATGTAGCCATATTATAATGTAAAAAAATAAATATATTAAATCATTTTTTATTAATTTTTTTACACATCATTTATCAAGGCGTTAAGTGTGTCAAAGTCAATATGTGTTTCATATATACATCTTGGCATAACAGCATTTGGAATACAAGTTACAAAGCCAGTGTGTTTCATCGGAACCTTATCCCGGAAACATTTAGTATTCAACCTTATTTGTATTTGCAGCCCATCTCTCAAAAGTCTTAATCGCCTCTTTATTATCTACTTTTATTATTGGCAGACATTTGGCATCATTAGACTTTTCTAATTCTTTATAAATAAAATCATCACTAAAACCAATATTTGCTGCATCAACCCTAGTATTACTATAATATATCTTATCTAACCGAGCCCAATAACATGCTGCCAAACACATAGGACATGGTTCACAGCTTGTATAAATAGAACAGCCTTCTAAATTAAATGTTTTTAATTGTTTACATGCGTTTCTAATAGCTACAATTTCAGCATGTGCCGATGGATCATTATTCACGGTTACCTTATTATTGCCTTCTGAAACAATATTTTTATCTTTAATTATTACAGCTCCAAATGGACCACCATCGCTATTGTTTGCGTTCTCAATTGCTTTATTCATAAAAAAAATATTATCCTTTTTTTCCTTCAAAGAATGATATTCTTTAATAAAATCAGTCATATATTTGTATTATATAGTTATATTCTTAAATAATATATTAAAACCCTCTAACTTCATAACGTTTTTTATTTACACCATAAGGAACATCCCCAGAATAAATAGGAATATTCGGCGAAATGCCGTTTTCATTATGTGGTACCGCCCATGTATCAATAGTATTTACACTATCATCAATGCAATAATGAGTACCCCCGAATTTTAGCACATCTTCTTTTTTACACTTATATTTTTCTAGCTGCTTTGTATTATCTAGAATATACAAAAGAGATGACATGCGAAAGTTATAATAATTCATTAGGTCTTTGTACATTTATTTAATATAATGATTTAAATTCTTATATCTTTTCAAAATCTTCAATAATATCTTTATTTTCCTTTAACATATTGTATTTGAATTTCAATTCATCTAAATCATAGTGTAAGGATTCATTTTTATTTTCTAGATTTATAATATAATCCTGAATTATCTTATTTGTGGCTTTTAAATCTTGATTCTTTTCTTTCTCTTTTTTTAATTCTTTTTTCAATAATTCATTTTCTTGTTGTAAAACATAATTATTACCAAAGTAATAATCTACATAGCTATTATTTCCACCAAACATATAATGCAAGTTAGTATACATTATTTAATTATATAAACAAATATTTTTTATATAATTAAACAAAAATGACAATTGCAAATATTAAGTACTATAACAATTTATCAAACACCTTTAATTTATATCATAATAATAATATAAATATTTTTATACATTTAATAACACGTCATTTACTAAAATATTAAGTTTGGTCTACTGTATTTCTCTTGTATATAATGATATACCATTTAATTCACTTTATCTTACTTCTTATTCTATTTCAATTATTGTTGTTATTTCTAATAAAATTAAAATGAAGCTATTGTATAATATTTTATTTTTTATTTTAGGATATTTAGCACAAGACTTATCGCATTATATGACAAATGAATCAACATATCAAAGTAGCTATATTTCACAAAATTCACAAAACCTTATAAAACATTTTACAGAACATACTTATTACTTATTACCACTTATAATAACAAGTTCTATAAAATATGAAACATTTTATTATAACATTTTTTTATATAAATTATCAGGTATCTTACCAATGATATTCGTTTATACAACAGATTATTTAATATCAAAAGGACATATTGTATATCCGTGGGATTTCCGAGAATACAAAATAATAAAAAAGAATTACAGTAATATTTATTATATTGCAAGCTTATTTATTATAAGCTATTTCACTGACTATAAAATATTTTTAATAAGCACATCTTTTATACATTACATTCAATATATATATGTTTATTATTATCGCAGTAGTATTGATTATAATAAATTTAAAAGAGATGTTATATTTTATAAATTTTTATCGCTAGCACAATTGTATTCATTATATATATCAACATTTACGTCTTTTTCATGTTTTTATAATAATTTATTAAGTATTATTATAATCATATCAAGTAATATTTTATCAGGATATTCGGCATATTTGCTTGGTATAGATGGATGTTATTTTGGTATTGAATTAGGATACGTTAATAAAAATAAAAATTATGTTTCTAAATTTCCTTATGGATATATTCCTCATCCAATGATACTATCTCAATGTATCGCTTTATATTCTATGAATAATAATTTGCTATTTTACAATAATTGGCCTTTCTTGATTTATTTTCATATACTGTTTTATATAATACATATGATACAAGAACATTTTGATATATATAAATTTAATAAATTACCTATCTAAATTATTATTAATAATATTATTTATAATATACTTAATATATTTTTTTGTATCGCAAATAGCTTGCTTTATTGTCCTATCTGTTATATAAAATATAAATGAGTATTTTTTTTCAAGAGACATTTTACCAATTATGCGATTTAGTAGATTTTTTGTTTGTAAATATGATAAATTATTTATTTTGCCACGAGTATCTTCAATATACTGTAAAGATATAGCTTCAATATTCATATAATATTCATCATGTGTTATCGCACAACAACAAACGTTATATAATCCGTATTTTTGTACTAATTCTGTTGTAATAAAATAAACCAACTTGATTTCAGATAATAAATCAGATTTTTGCGGATAATATATTTTTGAATAGATTTTTTCAATTATATCATCAGGCAATGTATCAAAATATTTATTCATATATGCTATATTAATATAATTATTTTTCAATTTTTATATATAAATATCTTTAAATACCTACCATTGTTCTTTTTTCCCACCATCATAATGCTTGGCATATCCGTTTTTAACCAATAAATCATTTATATTATTTCCGTTTTTATATAATGTTGCCAAAGGTCTGCCATATTTATCAAAATCTAAAAATCTAACATTAATAATGTTTTCATTAGAATTATTAATTAGTTCTCTAATTTCTTTACGCGCATATTCTTTATCAATATTTACATTTGTAAGTAATTTTATTAGATGATTCCTTGCTTTAATTCCCATACCGCGTTGCTCTCCTTTCATTTCCGGTGTATCAATACCCATAAGTCTAATATTAGATTTTACATAACCAAAACCTTCTAGATAATAAGCAACAGTTATAGTATCACCATCATAAATATCAAGAACTTTACAATCATAATTTTTACCCTTTAAAGTAAATGTCGGAGTGTTATCATAAGTAAGATTCTTAAAAGCTTCCATATTACATATGATATACTTAAATTGCTTTTAAATACTTAAATTGCTTTTAAATACTTATAAAAAATAAAATAAACAGAATAAATAAACTATTAAATGATTAATTACAAATATATCTCATCATAATATTCATAGTATACAGTTCTTGATTTAGTAACTTAAACGCATACGGCATACGCACTTGTGCAATATCTGTATTATTTTTACAATTTTTACAACTGTAAATATTTTTATCAGTATTTACATTTGCATGCATTCCACAATACTTGCAAACAAATATTCTGTAATTATCGGATACATGTAGCATTCTTTCTGCTAAGAAGTTTGCTGTACCATGTGCAATAAAGCAATCGCGTTCCATTTCACCTAATCGCAATCCACCAGAACGCGCACGGCCTTCGCTGGGTTGACGCGTAAGCATAACGATAGGGCCATTAGAACCACGAGAATGAACCTTGTCAGTAACCATGTGTTTCAATCTCTGATAATATGTAGGGCCAATAAATATCTCAGTTCTAATTTGTTCTCCTGTTCTACCATTGTACATAATTTCATTCCCATAACGTTCCATGCCAGATTCTTCCAAAACTTTTGCAATATCTTCAACGGAACAATCATTATATGGAGTTGAATCCCCGAAAGCACCAATGTGACATCCAGCTTTACCCATAATACATTCCATCAATTGCGCAATAGTCATACGCGAAGGAATAGCATGAGGATTCATAATAATGTCAGGGACAATACCATCTTTTGTATATGGCATATCCTGATGCTTATAAGTCATGCCAATTGTACCCTTTTGTGCACTACAACTAGCGCATTTATCTCCGATTTCGGGCTTTCTATTTTTACGCATTCTAACTTTACAAAACTTATATCCATCGCTATTAATTCCACTATAATTCATATCAACATATCCGTCGTCATTAGCCTTCATAACTAAACTATTATCATGATAACTGATTTCGCCATTTATTTTTTTTGGCATTACCTTTCCTACTAATACATCAGTCCCGGTAACACTAGTATTTTTAGGAACAAAACCATCGCTATTTAATTTACTATACGAATATGGTTTTTGAACAGACTTATTTTCAGGATTTGTAAAGATTTCTTCTTCTCCCGTACTATGGTTTTTATTACAAACATCTCTTACTGTTTTATAATAAGTACTTGTAAATAATCCCCTATCTAACGCCGATTGGTTTATCATAATACTATCTTCTTGATTAAAACCAGTATGTGTCATAATGGCAACAATAGCATTTACACCAAATGGCAATTTATGCGCCATAGTATATTTAGATAATTTAGTACATACAAGAGATTTTTCAGGATAATTCAAAATATTACCCATTGTATCCATTCTTTTATTGAAATTGCTCGTATAAATACCCAATGCTTGTTTACCCATCGCGCACTGATAACAATTTCTCGGAGATTGATTATGATCACTAAATGGAATATTAACACCTAGAATACCATTAATTAAACTAGGGTGAATCTCACAGTGCGTATAACAAGGAGGTAGTGCTGTTCCTTTAATACCTTCATCTAAATCACTAGGGAATGTAGCAATCATTGCATTATTAATTTCATCACAATCCATATATTCAATAAAACCTTCTTCGTCTAGATAGCTATTTGGGTCATGAGGGTCTTTGACAATTTCATTTGGTACTATAAAATAATCAAAACGCTTATCTTTAATGTATTCATTGAATTCTATATTTTTTCTTTTGAGGATGCTTTCAATCCTAAGAACACTTTTATTAGTTTTAGAATCATAATCAACAATATATAGAGGTCTGTACATTCGTCCAGCTTCTGTGCTAATAATAATGTTTGATTTTTGAATATTCCAGACAATTGATGTCATTGGATGAATAATACCACTTCTTTTATAATGTTTGAGCGTATTGTATAATTTAGCCGGATCAACATGATAACCTATGATATCACCGTTTACCATAACATAAACGTTATCCATATTTCCCATTTCCTTCAAGAAATCAATAGATGATTTTGATACATCATAATCATAACTATCATCATAAACTACAATATTTAATTCAATTAATATTTTTCTAATATGTGTGCTGTTCATAGTGATAGAAATATTAGTACTGAGAGCCATATTCTTAACAAGACCAACAGAACTACCTTCTGGTGTTTCAGCGGGACAAATCATACCAATTTGTGAATTATCTAATTTTCGCGGTTGAACTAATTTCCCATTCTTTTCCATTGCTGTGTTAACTCTACGCAAATGCGATAGTGTACTAGCATAAGACATTCTATTTAATACCTGCGAAACACCCTGTTTAATATTTTGAAATGTTCCCATGCTTTTGATACCCCAATTTCCCGTAGAAAGCGAGTATTTAATCCACGATTCTAGCAATGATTGTTTAAAGAATCTAGTTATGCTAATATCAGAAATAATATTAGAAATTGGCGTATTACTATTACCTCTCCAAAGTCCTAATTCTTTTTCAATAGCGGTTTTTAGCTCTTTTGTCATCTTCCCGAAACATTGCCTGAATAAATTAGACATTAGAATTCCGGGCGTATCAACTCTTTTATTAATATAAGAATCGCGATTATCGTAATTATCATAACCTAGGTAAATACGAATCATTTTGCGAATAATATATCCAACATATAGAGCCTTGCGCCTATAACTTTTGCCAACGTGCGGCAAGAAATCATTTTTAAGGTTATTTCTCAATAGCGCTACATTCTCATGATGTTCATTATTTCTATTTGCTCCAATCATAATCTTAATTAAAACATTTTCAGCTTGTTCCTGTGTCGTAATATCACATGAATCTTCGCAACATGCCATTAATTCAGAAATAATTCTTTTATTTTTTTCTTGATCTATATCATAAACGATATGATAGATGATTTCTTTATCATTGATAATGCCAAGGGCCCGAAACATAACGAAAATAGGAACCTCCGAGCGTAGAAATGATGTATTAATTCTAATAATTCTCCCCATATGATTTAGTTTTCCGCTCATATTAAGACACGTTGTTTTGGGAGGTAAATATGATGAATCGCATATAGATCTAATTTCAGCATATAATCCCTCGCTATTATTATTAGGCTTGAATATAAGTGTTTTATTTTCATTAATTCTATCTTGTGAAATAAGCACTTTTTCATTTCCATTAATAATAAAATAGCCTCCGAAATCATATATGCATTCATTATTGTTTTCTTCACAAATGCCTGGAATCTGATTAGAAACACATAGCTTTGATTTGACCATTATTGGAATTTTACCAATATAAATGTTATTTACAGTTTTATCAAACTTTTCTGTCATACCATTTTTATTCGTAACTTCTGTAATAACATGAACATTTACATAAACACTACTAGAATAAGACATATTATTCATACGTGCAATATGAGGTGTCATAATGTTTTGTGTTCCGTCTGGTAATTGATAGCTTGGTTTTGTAACACTTGGTTGCAAAATATTGATAGAAATACAATATGTATTATCGGCACCTAAGTCATTTTTCGGATTCGCTACTTTGATTTTAATTGGATTAAATCCTGCGATAATCTGCCCCAAAGTGTTATCAATAAACTTATTATAACTATCAATTTGATGTTTTACTAATGGATTTGATGATTCCGGGGATCCTCCTTTTTGAAAATAAGTGTCAAGAATGTCCCAGCAATTTTCAGAATTAAACATTGGAATTGTTAATATTATTAATTTAATATATTCTTAAATATCAATTTTTATTATTCTAATAAAAAAAATTATTAAACATCATATTAAATTATTTATATATTTTCTCTATTCTCCTAAGAAAATACTTGGGACATACACGTTTTAAATTACTATATTTTATATATTTGATAAACTCATTACCTTTGTTTGTTCTCATTTCTATTAATTTTTTTTTTGAAGCACTTATTTTTACTTCATCTACCATTATAAATATCAATGATGTCAATGCTATTTTGGTAATAGTCTCTGTATTATTACAATATGATTTTAATATATTTCTTCTATTTTCACAAAGAACATCACCACGCCCGATATTAATTAATAACTGCATTATTTGTATATAAGCTTTATCATTTAATTCTATACCAGAATACATTTTTTTACATTTATTAATTTTTTTTAAAATTCTTCCAAAATTACGATTTATCCCATGCATCATAATTTCTAAAACATCATATATAATTATAAATTTTTTAGATTTAATATAGTCTTCAAGATTGTACTTTTCAACATAATCTTTCAATAATATACGCATGAATTGAGGGTTATTGTGATATTTGCTCACTTTTGCAATATGTTTTATAGAAAAATTGCAAAAGTTTATTATATTATTTAATTCATAATATTTAGAATTTAACATATCATTAAATGATGTGTTTTTGTATAATTTTGCAAAACATTTACATACGTTTGCAAACTTTGTGTAGTCATTAAATGATATAAATCTCCATATATATAGTGATATATCTTCGTTTTCAAATATTGAAATTTGCATTATTAGTATAAGTCCATAATCTAAGCTTAATATCAATTTTTATAATGTAGAATAAAAATGTTCCAGAAATAATAAAAATTGACTATGTGAGGTTTCTAATTTATCTTCACCAACAACCACTGGAACGCAAATAGATACAAAACAAGTATCTATACAAGCAACCCAAAGCAACCCAAAGCAACCCAAAGCAACCCAAAGCAACCCAAAGCAAACAATGACTTCTAACAACGCTCTTTACAAGGTTTACGTCGCGAACATGCCCGATATTCTCAACACCAAGAAGGATATTGACGAATATTGTAAGCAATTCTGGAAAGACAACAAGGAGAAGGATAAGGAGGCCAAGGCAGCTGAGAAGGCAGCTAAGGCAGCTAAGGCGGAAAAGCCTAAGCGCAAGAAGGGTGTCGACAAGGACGGCAATCCCAAGGAGAAGCGTGCTCCCTCGGCTTACAACATCTTCGTGAAGGAGAAGTATGTGGAGATTAAGGCTGAGAATCCTGCTCTGGATAAGACAGAAATCTTTGCGGAAATCGCAAAGAAGTGGCAGGAAAGCAAGAAGTTCAAAGAAGAGGAGAAGGAAGAGGAGAAGGAAGAGGAGAAGGAAGAGGAGAAGGAAGAGGAGAAGGAAGAGGAGAAGGAAGAGGAGAAGGAAGAGGAGAAGGAAGAGGAGAAGGAAGAGGAGAAGGAAGAGGAGGTAAAAGCCCCTCCTAAGAAGAAGGCTGGTAGAAAAGCCATTGTGAAGAAGAAGACACAGGAAGTAGTGGAGGCCGAAAACGACGAGTAAATGTAAGTATTATATGAATATTATGTGTATCTATTTTTATATTTTTGTAAAAAATGATATTAACACAATATATATTGATATACTATGAAAAAAATTATTGCTATTTGTGGGACAAAGCGCTGTGGAAAAGATGTATTAGCTAATCATATTGTCAATAAATATGGATATACTAGATTATCTTTTGCCGAGCCTCTTAAAGAAATAGTAAAACTACTATTTAATTTTAGCGATACACAAGTTGGTTTAATAGATGGTGATAATGACGAAAAAGATACAATTGATGAAAGATGGAAAATAAGCCCCAGAAAAGCATTACAATTTATAGGCACAGAAGTTTTACAAAATAAAATTCAAGAACTACTTCCAAATATTAAAAGAGATTATTTTGCTAATATTCTTTTGTCAAAAATAGAAGATGATAAAACATACGTAATTAGTGATCTTAGATTTATTCACGAATATGAAAAAATAAAACATCTTGACATACAAGTTATTAAAGTTACACGACCTTCCATTATTTCAAACGAAGAGCATTTATCAGAAATAGAATATTTAAATATTCCTTTTGATAAAGAAATTGTAAACGATAGTACTATTGAAAATTATATTAGTTTATTTGATAACTTATAATTTACTATGATATGTTTTGATACATTTTTCTACTGATGTTTTAATATCAGGAATATTAGGATACAGATTATATAATTTATCGTTTGATAGTTGGATATTGGAACGCATGGATAATAGTATTAAGTTTTGTTCTTCAATACTAAAATTCTTCCATGTAAAATCATTATCTATATGTTTTTTATACATTTCTAAGATTTCATTATGAGAAATGATGCCTTTATTAACCATATTAAACGTTCCTGTTGTTTTATTATTCATCATATCTAAAATAATGGGATACATATCTTCAAGTACAGTCATGGAATTTGATACTGAGCAAATTCTATCATATTTCAATATTTTTGTTATAAAATTTCTATCGTGACTATAATTTACAATTGGCATTCTAATTCTTAGATTTAATGTATTTTCCGAAAACATATGTTGTAATCTATCGGTATATCCCTTAACAATTGAATAAGAAGAACCAAAAAAATCAGGGGACTTATCCTCATCCACATATGATTCTTCCGGATTTACATTACTAAAAATACAACCTGTTCCCAAATAAGTAAAATGAATATTATATTTTTTTGCCAATATAGAAAGTACCATTGGAGCATACAGATTATCTCTAACGTTATCTACTAATTTTCCCGGCTGTTCTAAATAATCAATTGTATTAAAATTACCACCATATGTTCTACCTATAAATGATATAATATGTGTTGGGTTCTTATCAATAATTTCTTTTTCAACTGCTTTTTCATTATCTGCTCTTTCATCGGCTTCAACATATTCAACATTATTTTTATTTAAATATTCTACATATTGTTTACCAATCCACCCGCGACTACCATAAAATAAAACCTTCATTGTAACAATAATATTAACTTATATTTATATATATATTAAATCGGTACAACTTGCCATATATTTTTTATTTTTAATTACTTCTGTAAATGTTCCCACGTATTTTATGTCACTTTTTAAATCATCGTATAAAAACCATTTATTCCCATTTTTTTTACACTTAAATAATGCTGTATAATGTCCCGCATCAATCCCACCACTATGCATAATAATAGAATGTAAATGCTTCACACTATTATCTTTTAATGTAATTTTTCTTACTGGTTTTATATTTGTTTCTAGCTTTACAATAGTATTTGTGTTAATATCATAGGTTAATCTATCAATGTGGACAAATAATAGTTTGGCTGATATCAATTCTACTTCTTCAACTTTATATTTATATTTAGTATTACTTGTTGGTTTCCACATATTATCTTGGTCAAATTTAGTAATATCTAAGGCATTTGGTAATTTATCAGAAATATTTAAAATTTTTTTCCCAATTTCGCAAGATATTCTATAAATTATAGAGCTATTCTGTTTTCGGGTTGTTATTGGTGTTGTTTTTACTATTTTTTTAGTAGGTCTACTATTACTCCCCCACATACTTAATTTGGTAATAGTAGTATCATTGAAATTTAATATAATATTTAAAAATTCAAGAGTTTGTACAGGTTCTGATTGTGCTCTTTGCCAATTATTCTGGTCTATTGTATTATTCGGATATACTTTATTATATTTCTTTTTAAAATCTTGTAATAATTTCCTCAAATTACTACATTTATAATTATTATCTGTATTATTTTTTATTTTTGAATAAATATTCAATAATTCTTCTTTGACTAGGCTAGATTTATCCTGCATTTTTTTATCAATAAAATTATTTTTAAAAAACATTTCATAAACTATATCATTATCTGATGTGAAGAGGGAAACTAATAACGAATCAATGTAACAACTATTTATACCGTCATATTCCAACATATTATTATAACATATATTTTTGAGATTTCTACAGCGCAATGTTTTCGGATGTCTTTCTTGATTATCTTTACATTTTTTGTAATATTTTTGGTTAATAACTTCATATCCAGGCTTTGCAATTAACTTATTTCTACATCTAAGAGTTTTTGGATGTCTTTCTTGATGTTCTTTACATTTTTTATACTTGACCCCTTTGATAATCTCATAATCCATCCTTTTCTATTATATGATAAATATATTACTTAGATAGTATTACAATATCAGTTTTATTACTACATTTATACATATTTGCTATACTGTAATTTAGTAGAGACACCTTTTCGTTTAAAATATTATATCTTTTCAAACTTGCTATATTATTATGCACTTTAAATAATTTAAGACCGTAAAATAAGGTTAGTAATAAAAACTCCTTCAACATTATTTTTATAATTGGTTATATATTTATATCTATTTGCCAAGATTAAAAATTGATAATATGGTTATTTAAAAAATGTAATAATTTATCCAATGGAATGTACTAAATGTCATAAGGTTAAAAATTTTGATGAATATTCTTATAAAAATAAAAAAGAGAAAATATTCTATTTGTATTGTAATGATTGTAGAATTATTACTTTATCTTCACAGATAAAATATAAAGAAAAGGCTAAGGAAAATTATAACTTAAAAAAAAAGTTAAATACAGTAGAATGCGAATGTGGAATATCATATATTTGTTTTAGAGACTTTCATATTTATAGGCATATAAACAGTAAAAAGCATAAAAACCTATTGATATCTAAGAATGATAATATATAATTGGGCTGATACTATTAAACTTTTTAACATTAAAGGTGTTATTCGCATTGGTGCTCACCAATGCGAAGAAGCTGATTTTTACAAATCCATTAATATAAATGATGTAATGTGGATTGATGCTAATCCATTAAGGGATAATGTCTATAAGTATTTAGTGTCAGATAAAGATAATATAGAGTTTGATTTTAATATATCTAATAATTCCGAATCATCATCATTGTATAATATCAAAAAGCATTGCGATGAATATCCTGATATTTATTACACAAATACTAATAAAATTAAATCAATTACACTTGATACTATTTATACCAAGAATAATATAGATCCTATGAAATATAATATGTGGAATATATGCGTGCAGGGTTCTGAATTAAATGCTTTGCGTGGTGGCATAAAAAATATAGAAAGTATTGATATTATCTATACTAAAATATATACAAAGGAATTATATGAAAATAATCCTATCATAACTGATATGGATACTTTTTTAACTCAATATAATTTTGAAAGAATATTAACAGAATATACAACAAATGGATGGGGAAATGCCTTATATGTTAAAAAAAAAATATTGCTTATAAGTATAAAGTAAAGTATTATAATGGCTACCGGCGGTAGTAATTGTAATTGTAATAATCAAGACGGAGGTGCGAAAAAAAGAAAGAAAGCTACTACAACTAAAAAACGTAAAATATCTGATTATAACAAGTTTATGAAAACAGAAATTAAAAAGGTAAAAAAGGATGATCCTAAATTAAGTCACCAGCAAGCTTTCAAAAAAGCTGCGGGTAATTGGAGCAAAACTAAAAAATAATTATTTTATTAAATTGCTTTATTTTTAGAGAAGTATGAGCAAGCGATTTATTCCTCCTTACAAAAAAGGCTATACCATATATTCTATATCAAATTGCAAATACTGCAAACTATCTTGTAATGAGATTAAGACTGATAAAAAAATTATTAATTGTGACGACTATATATTAAGTTTGAGAGATAGAGATGCGTTTTATAAAAAAATACAAAAACATACAAAGATAAAATATATACATTTTCCAATGATATTCAAAGATGCCAAGTTTGTTGGCGGATATAAAGAGCTAATATCTTAGTCGAGGTCAGATAGCGTGTCATAATCGGAAGGGTCGTAGATGTTATCATAGACTTCTTCCGATTCAGAAGTGTTATCATCTTCGGTGATGATATAAATTTTCGCATTGGTTCTGCGGTTTATTTTTTTGGTTTTTTTGATTTTGAAGATATCATACTTTTCTCCGTTGTTCCTGGTAACTGAAAACATTGCTTTGTTGTGAAGGGTCCGAATAAACTGTGTTGGCGTATTTGGATTTGTTCTTTTCCGTCTCCGTTGGTTGGTTGGTTGGTAGTTTTAGAACTATCTTGTTATATCATTTTTTAATTCTATCTGTTCATTTTTATTCCCGAAATATAATTATTGCTATTAATGCAATTTCGAGAAAAATTGATTATACTAATGTTACTATATATTATATTACAATAAATGACTACAACAACAGAATCAGTTCGCGACACAGGACTTGATAAGTTCTATACAGTACCAACAGTTTCAGAAAAATGTTTAATAAGTATTGGTGAACTATATAAATGGTCAGAATGGGGGCTGGTTGTAGAACCAAGTGCTGGCAATGGTAGTTTCTCTACAAGAATCCCCGTAGATAAGAAGGTTGGGATAGATATTTCACCAGAACATAAAGATATTATAAAACAGGACTTTCTTACATACTATCCTCCAAGTGATATTGGTAAGATCCTAGTTGTTGGAAATCCTCCATTTGGTAAAGTAAGTTCTCTGGCAATTAAGTTTTTCAATCATGCGGCAGAATGGGCCGATGTAATTGCTTTCATTATTCCGCGAACATTTCGTCGTGTAAGTATTCATAATAAAATAAATGCAAATTTTCATCTTGTATTCGACGAAGAAATTCCAATGAAACCATGTTCTTTTACACCACCTATGATGGTTAAGTGTTGTTTTCAAATTTGGGAAAAAAAACAAACAAAACGCGCTATTATTAAACTTCCTACAACACACGATGATTGGGAGTTCTTATGTTTTGGTCCAAAAGATGCAAAAAATCAGCCAACACCCCCTTGTGGAGCAGACTTTGCGATGCGCGCATATGGTGGGAAATGTGGTGAAATAGTAGATACAGGTCTTGAATTATTACGCCCTAAAAGTTGGCACTGGATTAAATCAAAAATAAATAAAAATACTCTTATTGAAAGATTTGAAACACTTGATTATACAAGAAGTCTTGATACAGCAAGACAGAACTCAATGGGTAGGGGTGAACTTGTTAGAATATATAGCGAAAAATATTAATAAAGAGAAGTTTCAGAAACTCTAAATTTCATTAGTTCCTTCCAACAGTTATCATTTATTGTTGGACGAAGTGCAAACTCTTTTATTTTATTTTCATCATTCAAAGAATCTGCTGTTATTTTTCCATGTTCTTTGATAGTTCCGTGAGCATATCCACCATAAGATATAACGATATTTTTAATATCCTTTTTTGGTACTTTAAAGATATATAATTCACCCTCAGATTCTATATTTTCATGAGAAAGATGATATGCTGTAAGTATATAAGTATCGCAATCATGTGATGGTCTAATCTGAACAAAATTGAATTTTTTATGCCTCGCCCCACCAAGTGATACTTTCACTTCGGAGTTCTTCCCGTCCTTAAAGCAATCACCAGTGCAATCTTCGGCTTTATTTTTGATGTAGTTAAACTTAGTTCTTATGAACTTTTCAAGCAAAGGCCCGTATTGTTGTGCTGATACATTGTAAATAACACAATATACGTGTGCTTCTTTTAGAGTAGCAAGTTTCATAACTTGCTCTTCGTGATTTACTTTTAAAAGTGCCAAATGTTCTTTTAACATATTTACACGCTTTGTTTTATCCATATCTGGATATGTAGTTATTTCTAATTTCGCAAAAGTTTTTACTCTTATATCTGTTTATTCCTCAAATTTGATAGTCAAATATCAGTTTGAAATGTTCTCTGGTATAGGCTTAAAATATACTGATTTTATCAATTTTTACTCATAACCTAACATTTTTATTCCCGAAAGTTGATTCGCCGTTGTAATAAATATATAGAAACCCATCTTGGCTTTTCATATGTTCATATAGATATGCCATTGATGCTGATAGTGGAGGTAGAACATTGTCAATAAAAACAAATATAGCCTTGTCAGATTCAATTTTCAAACGCTTTCTTATGATAATAATAAATTGACTTAGAGTCATATCAACAGGAGCGAGATATTTACTCTTATCAATGTCTTTTAATGTGGACCCTGCTGCTTTTTTGACAATTATAGGGACACGTTCAGGATATTTTGCTCTAATCCTAGTTGTTTCATCAATTCTTTTTTTTATATCAGTAGAAATCATATAATTTATATGATATATCTATATAATTACTTCTTAATTAAAAAGAGAGTACATAATTTTATTTTTCTATGATTTTTATAAACTTTTTGAAATTCAAGATATTTTATAAATTATGTACTCAAAATATATTATATAAAAGATAAATTATTTAAATTATAAATGGGAAATTTTAAACTATACGAAACTCTTGGTGTAGATAAGAATACATCTGATAATGATATTAAAAAGGCTTATCATAAACTTGCAATGAAATATCATCCAGATAAAAATAAAGGTAACGAAGAAGCAGAGAAGAAATTTAAGGAAATATCAAATGCATACAATGTATTAGGTAATAGTGAAGAAAAACAAAAGTATGATATGTGTGGTGATGAAAATTATAATAATAGTGGTAATGACGGACCAATGAGAAACCCCAATGATATATTCGAAGCTATTTTTAGAAATCATGGTAGAGGAGGATTTGAAGAAGATTTTTTTGGTAATTTTGGTGGATTTGGTAGAGGAGGACAGCGAAGACCAGAAAAGGCTGGCTCCATTGAAAAAACTTTTAATTTAACATTAGATGACGTATATGATGGTATTAAAAAAGAATTAAATATAACAATTCAAAAATATTGCACGGATTGTAATGCTGTTTGTCCGGATTGTGATGGAAAAGGCATCGTTCATCGTATACAAAATATGGGTATCATGCAAACAGTATTTCAAACAACATGTGGTAGGTGCGAGGGTGACGGTAGCATAATCAAAGGGAAACAGAATTGTAAAATCTGTAATGGCAAAGGAACATATAATAAAGAAAAGCGCGCTACACTAATCATACCAAAAGGAGTGGATGAAAATTACAAAACAGCTTTTCCGGAACTCGGAGAACAACCAAAAAAAAAAGATATAAAACCAGGAGATTTAGTAATTGGTATCAAGATAGAGAACCATAAGCATTTTGAAAGAAAAGGAGACGATTTATACTATAAAAAGAGTTTACCATTTATTAAATCAATAATTGGTGAAGATATTACTATTCCATATTTTAAAGAAAAAATAGAAATTAATACGAGGATATTTGGTGTTGTTCATAATGGTAAGAAGTATTTAATAGAAGGCAAAGGGATGCCAAAATTAAATAGTAAAAATAAAGGGAATATGTATATAGAATTTATGATTGATTATCCTAAAATTAAAAACCAAAGTAAAGTCAGTGAATTAGAAAAAGCTTTGAATGGCGTGTTTATATAGTAACACTATTTTTTTTATGTTCAATTGCGTATAAAATATTATATATAGGAGACAGCTCAGTTGAATTATCAAAACCATATTTTCTTATAAATCTAGATAATCGTTTAGCATACTTATCATTTAATATTTTTTTGTTATCAGATTCAGCTACTATATATATATAATTTTCACCAGTTATTATTTTTTTATTAATATAAAATGATTTGTCGCCATTATCATACATTAAAAACTCAGTATCCAATTTATCTAAATTAAAAAAAGAGAAAGCATTTGAAAACCTGGATTTATTAATATTTTTAGAATCAGTTTCAGAAACATAATCAGAGAATGTAAAACTATTTACATGTTCGGGTTTACCAAAAATCACATTTGTATTTTTGTTAATAAAATCATATTCTAGACATATACTGAAATTATTAAGAATATCGCGAGATAAACTCTTATCTATAATATATATTCTATATACGTACGGTTTTTCGTAATAGTTATTTATCTCGATAGTATCTTCTATATCTCTACATCTTTTAATATTGCTTGCATCTCTATATACTAAATCTCTGTATAAAATATAAATAATTACAACAACTATAAATATAAATAATAAATTGATAAAGTGTTGATAATATGTTAAATTAGTTGTATTAGTTTTAACTAATGATAATGTATAAAATACATATTGTGCATTTGCTTCTATATTTATTAAAACTTTTCTAAGTGCGTCAAATACCAAATTGACTAAATTATTATTACTCATTATAATCTACTTTTATAATGATATTTTATCTTTATTTTTATTTGCAAATAGAATATTATGTATTATTGTAGTATTATAAGAACTGTTATTAGAAAATTCCTTTGTAAACTCAACTAATTTATTTGCCGTATATGTTTTAATTATATTACCATTTTTATCAGTACATAAATATTTATATTTATTACTATTAATTGCAGTCATATTGATACTAGAATCAGATATATTAGACATTGTACGTAAATCAAAGTAATTAAAATTTTTATACGAACCCTTTGTTTTTTTATATATTTCAGCTTTTTTATATAAATCCGATCCTTTAATTAGATTAATTCTCGCTATCTTATCAGATTGATGTTGTGATATACCCGATAATTCTAATAATTCGTTATAAATATTTCTAATATATCCTTTAATTCTATCTATATCATCAAAGTTTTCATAAATTAAATTTTCATATTTGTTAAAAATATCATTTGAACGTATTGCTTTATCATTATCATATAATTTTAAAAATCTAAATATTTCATTTTTTGTACTATCGCTATCATTAAAAATTTTCATTAATTCGGATTCTAAATTATTATTATCAATAATATCAATGTTATTAATTAAGTCATGTATAGGATTTTTTTGATAGATGTATTTTCTTATATGATGTTGTGATTTATCTATTTCGCCATCATTGCCTTCATTGATAGCTTTTATTGAAGCTTGAATTTTAATAACTGTATCCAAAATTTCATCATATTTATGCCCCATAACATTGAAAATCTTATTATCTGTACCTCTATCGGTACCATATTCAAATTTAGTATTTTTAGTTTTAAAATTATATGTAATTCTAATTAAAAAATTATGTGATGATAATGCTATTTTATCACTATTTATAATTATAATACTATATATATAAGGAGTTTTGCTAACAGAATTTTCATCAATTATTTTAATAATATTATTACAATTAGAGATACGTTTAGCATTTTTGTATACAGAATTCCAATATAATACAATAGATAGTATACAAACTATAAATACAAATGCGATATTGAATAATATATCATAATATGCTATTTTTGAATTATAAACATCATATAGTTGATATTGTGTTGCATAATAATAAAATTGTATTATATTTTTTTCCTCAATATACTTATAAATAAATAATAACCCGGTTATTATAGCGGTTGCAAATATTAGATACTTTAAATAATCTACCATACTTCCCGAAGTTTCGTCGGGTGCTTTTTCAGCACTTAGTTTTACATCTCTGTTTTCTGAGAAATATTCCATAGCTAATATTGTACTCTACTTTTAATAAGATATAAATGTTATATTTTATTATATTATATTTGCATTCTTTTTTTCATTGCTGATTGTGTTAATATTTTTCCTGTAAGTGTAGAGTTTTCACTAATAATTCCGGATACTTCTTTGTCATCCATACCTGGTAATATAATTTTATATGATTTATATAATGTCGCTTCATCGCTATGTTTATAACTTTTATAAGCACCAATATAATAATTATCTTTTAATTTATATTTTTTTTTAATTTCATTATAATAATCATTATCAATGTGTTCTTTATTTGTTGAAAATTCTTCAACAACTTCTTTATCTGCAAAATTTTCAATTATGCCTTTTCTATATTTTCTTAAATTTTCTTGCAATATTAATGTTAATTCGCCACCATATTTATTGAATAAATTTTTAAAAGATGTTTTATTCAAAATTGCATTAAATACTGGCGTTAATTCTTCAAAAGGAGATTTTTTATTTACAAGCGCATCTCCGAAGATGGGTATGGGCCCCACTATAAGCCAAATAATCATCAAAAATAAAATTATAACAGTTATTATAAAAAATGCCCCAGCCCAGAATATCATCATAGAACCTGATGTAATAATATCATAAATATGTGAAGGACCACCTAAAACAGGAGAATCATAACTCATAGTAGAATGCAATGTAGTTTCTATATCTATTCCGAGCCAAGCCAAAAGTTTATAAAATAACCAAAATAAACCGTACATGACTTTTGATATTAGAATGTAAAGGCAAAAAATCCAAAAATATACTAAAATATTAACAGGATTTAGTTTAGCTGCCATATTTTATACACCTCTTTATTTAATTGAAGCATAATTATTGTGTATCAATTAAATATGTCTTTGTTTTAATTAATTCCATATGCTTTTTTTCCAAATTATTGAGATATATATTATATTCTTTTTTAATATCATTGACTAGATTATTAAAGATATCTTCGTGTTCTATATATTTAGATATAATACTTGAAAATATTTGTTCAACATTATCATCAAAATCTTTGTTAAAATTGTTTTTCTTAAATAATGATATGATTTCAGATTCAATATATGTAATATCTGTAATTTTTGTAAAATCATTATGAAAATTATTATCTATCAATTCTTCAAATTTACTGTTAATTATATCAATAAATGACATAAATTAATATGTGATTAATGACATAATTATAAGACATTCATTCATTTTTTATATTAATAAGAGCAAAAGTTAATTATAGTTATATAAAAATTGATTATAGAAATAATAATAAGTATTTTAATATTATGTCTGTGAACAAAAAAGCATGCATTAATTGCCCTAAAATGTTTTATAAAGGAACCGAGCAATCACCATTGCATTTTGGATTATCAGCCGAAGGCTATGATACTAATTCGTCGATGGAAGGTTATGATAAAAATTTGTGGGTTGTGGAAATAAAAAATAATAAAAAAGTATGGATTAGAAAAGATAGTATTGTCAGGATTACAAAAGAGGAACCTCTTATTAATGATGTAGACGAATCGTCATCTAATAATGAAATAAAGGAAAAAAATGCAAATAGTCCCACTGACTACAATATCTACATCAAATATAGATTATTTATATTAAAAAGTCAATCAAACAATAAAACAAATAAAAGCAATTTTGATTTAGTAAGATTAGAATGGCAAGAATTAAAAAAAGATAGTAAAAAACAAAAAGATGTTATGGTGGAAGCTAAAAAATGGTTTGAGGAAACAAAAGATTCTCTTCCTAAAAAAATAAGGCAAAAGCAAGTAAAAATTGATTGATAATATTTAAATATTAGACATATAATAATAATTATATTAATGAATATATTATCGTTGAACAAGAATAAAAACATTATTCTGATTGATTGTAGCTATTATATTTTTCATAGATATTTTGCCACATATAGATGGTTTAGTTTTCAAAAAATAGAGGTTGATATTGAAAATATTGTAGATAACGAAGTATTTATAACAGCATTTTATAAACATATTAATAATGATATTAAAAAAATGTGTAAATTTTGGAAAACAACAAAAGAAAATATAATTTTGTGCAATGATTGTGTTAGAAGTGATATTTGGAGAAATGATTTATACGATAAATATAAATCAACGCGTACGCAAAAAACTAACTTCAATAAAAAAATATTTACTATATTTGCGGAATATATTAAGAAATTAAATATTAAAAATATATCATCAGACCGCCTTGAAGGGGATGATATTGTTTATATTACGCAAAAAAATATAAAAAATAATACTAACGAAAATATCATTATTATTACAAATGATAACGATTTCTTACAATTAGTTGATATTAAAGTTCTTGTTTATAATATGCAGTATAAAGAATTGAAAACGCGTGGTTATGATGACCCTAAAATTGATTTACAGTTTAAAGCTATATATGGTGATAGAAGTGATAATATTCCTAAAATTTCAAGCAGTATAACCAAAGATAAAGCTATAATGCTTGCTAAAATGTCTAATGAAGAAAGAAGCGCTTTTTTAGAAGAAAACAATATAATTGATAAATATAATTTTAATATGTCACTTGTATCATTTGAAAAAATACCAGATAAATATATTGATAAATATTTTAGTAATATTACAATTAAGCTAGAATAAAAATGTACCATTATAATAAAAAATTGATAATTATTATTTTTATATTTATCACCAATCTATCTGATGGATATGGCTTGTTGCAAACTCGTCCCCGATAACACCACCCCCGAAGCCGAAATTGCAAGACTTGCATATTGTAACTGCTGTGAAGCCCACAAGAATAACAAACCGAGCACACTTGATGTTTGGACGGAATTGCCAATGGACCATGCGGCTCCTAGCATTACCAACAAAAACGTACATGGTATGCGAAAATGCCAATGCGACTGTCGTCACAAAGCGAGATTTATCTGCCGCAAGTATTGTATAGCTTAAATATCATTACATATTTATATATTTATATTTTTTATCTGTTATAAAATAATATGATAATAATTAAGAATACGTGTGAACTAAATGAAAATGAATTGATAGCGTGCAATGAGTTAATAAAACAGAGCTTTACATCCAGTCGTATTAATACATATGAAAAAACATTATTATATTATAGTGATAATATTATTGTAGGATTTTTGGGCATAAGC